TGCCTGAGAAGAATCAGTTAGATAGTGCCAACCAAATAATCTGTCTGCGATAGTGATCTGATCAATACCTGCTTCACCTATAGTAAGGTCTCTGCGGAATTTTAAAAACGCCCACGGACTAGAACTTATACCGGGTTTAGGTCTTACAATACATCTTCTAAATTCGTCTCCAACGATAGAAGTATTAATAGGCACTCGTAGAGGCAAGTTCTCATAGTATATGCCGCTTTCGACTAAAACAGTAATGTGCGTATCTTTAGCCACATCTCCATAGGCAATAACTTCTCCTATTTCGAATGATCCGTATTTGATGTCAACGTCAAAAATCTCTCTACCACCACTGTCTAGTTCTCCGCTGTGCGAAAGAATCTGAGCCAATGCTCCAGAAGTTTCGCCACGAAGATATAGACCTTCTCTAAGATCTCTAGTTCTAACTGCTTCAGGTGTGCTGGTTAACACATCTCCTGTAAAGTCTGTACGCTGTCCTTCGGTTTTAAGATAAAATCTAGGTAAACTAACCTGTACCACAGGTAAAGTTACAAACCCAGAACCTTGGTCAGTAATGGTAATACTTTGTACTACTCCGCCACTTACGTCTGCAGTACCAAAAGATCCACTACCACCACCGCCAACAATTCGAACAGATACAAGTCCGTAACCGCTACCACCAGATATTACCTGAACATTGTTTACTTTGTAAGTTACATTGAACTTTACTCTATCAGCAAGATCGGGATGGGGTATCGCACTGTCGCTGGTAGTATCAACTGATGTTGATCCTGGCAGTACTGTATAAACACCAGAACTTAATTGTCTAACTGTTAATACGCCACCGGGAGTATCTGTAGTTGATAATACTTCATATCTAGCAGGTTCGACAAATGTGCCTCCTGCTAGGGTAATAATATCTCCGGGCAAATAGTTAACACCAGTATAACTGACCTCTATGGTGTCCACACTCATTAATACTTGACCGCTGAAACCTGCCCCGGCACTAGGAGCGTCATCTATAAGTTCTAGTGTACACTCACTAACACCATTGTTATAGGTTAATATTTTCTTATAAGGTCCAATTTCTAATCTTGATTCGAGCATGATTTCTTCTGCTCGTTTTAGGGCGGCTTCTAGGCTTCTATAAGCGTAGGCCAATGCTCGACCTTGTATCTCCGGTGATACACCAACTCTTTCATCTTCTCCGCTGGTAGCAACATATAAGTTAACTGAACTACCAAACGCAGCATTATCCACATATCTTTTAGTGGCAGCAATTAATCCGTCGTAAACATTGTCGTCATCGGGCAAAGGATCACGTGCTAGAATAAGCGGACCAGTCATTACACCAAATGAAGTGTCATTTAGACCAGTTCTAGGATCTATAGCATTAGTTCCTGCCTTGCTGATCTTAGTATCAACGTATCCTTTGCTAGTTGCTTCGTGTTCGTATACGGGTAATAACGGTGATACATTTGTACCCAGGTCTACTATTCTGTGTTGTTGACCGCCTGACCTAGCACTGAGGTCTCCGCCTAGTTGAGGACTGGAATCACCTACTACCTGTGAAAATTCAGAACTAATAGTTATTTCATTGGGGTTTGTGGTAAAGTCTAAAGCAATACCAGAACCGGCCATTATTTTCTTAAATTGTATTCCGTTGGCTGTATTATTAACAGTTAAGACAGGAGTATTGCCTGTGGCAGGATCATTCTGTCCCGAATAAGAAATCGGAGTATCGTCTAAGCCAATAAAGGTAAGTTTTTCCCCAAGACCTAACGAACTATAAAGTTCTCTAAAGTTGTCGTTAACTTTTCTAAACGAATCGCGAATACTATCGCCTGTGCCGTCATTGCCGACAACACCAATATCAATGATTTTACGTGCCATAATTTACCCTAGTAAATGGTTTCAATTAGTATTTACCAATAAATTTTATAAGCCGAATGTAAATACTTTATGTTCTTAAATAAAAAAACAATTAAGAATCAATACACTAGGATCAGTAAACTAGGTGTAGAACACTGCTATTCGAGGGAAAAGATAGTAGTGGAATTTCGTTGTGACAACTGCGACGAAATATTTGAAAGAGATCTAAAAAATATAGATCATAGAAGACTAAGCAACAATTATTTTCACTGTTGCTCTAATTGTGATAGCAAACGATTTGCACAGCGCAAAGGTGCCGAGCGTAAAATTATATGGGATATGCCTGCTAGTCTAGACTGGCCTGTAGGCAAACATTAGATTCTAAAACTTTCGCCGCAGCCGCAACGATCTTTTTCTGCAGAATTACGAAACTCAAAACCTTCGTTTAGTCCGTTTTTAACATAATCTATTTCTAGTTCTGTGAAATAGGGAAGATGTCTTTCATTAATATAAACGCAGAATTTTTCAAATAACTTTGTATATCCAGGTTCTAGATTTTTTATTTCGTCTAGATATTCTAGAGTATAGGCCAGTCCAGAACATCCTGTGGTTCTTACGCCTATAGAGATACCTTTGCCTTTACCTCTTTTTTCCAGCAATTTTTCTATTTGATTACTGGCTGTGCTTGTTACGGTAATCATTTACGGCTGCCTTGATGGCATCTTCTGCTAGAATTGAACAATGTATCTTAACTGGAGGCAATGCTAGTTCTGTGGCGATTTGGGAGTTTTTGATTGTTCCTGCTTCGTCGATGTGCATGCCTTTGACCCACTCTGTAACGAGGCTCGAGCTCGCGATAGCCGATCCGCAGCCATACGTTTTAAATTTTGCATCTGTAATAATACCTGTATCATGGTCCACCTTTATCTGTAATTTCATTACGTCGCCGCAAGCAGGTGCGCCAACCATACCAGTACCAATATCAGTATCACTCTTGTCAAAAGATCCGACATTCCTGGGATTTTCATAGTGATCAATTACTTTATCGCTGTATGCCATTTTATACTCCTAGTCTAATATCGACAACTTCCCAATTGATAATTCGCCAAATGTTTTGTAGATATTTGGCTTTATCCTGTTGATAGTCTAATGCCCATGCATGTTCCCATGCATCGATTAACAGAGCAATTTTCATTTCTTTTTTGTATTCGTGATTATGAATAGTATGCAGTTTGCCTGTGGTATCCATGTAAATCCAATTTGATCCCTGGGCTGCCATAAACTCTTTTTCAACGGCTTCTTTAAACTTATCAAAATTACCGTAGACATCATCTATGATAGATTTACTGATCCCCTCGGGTTTATTTGCTGCTCTAGGAGGGGTTAGATTGGCAAAGAAGATATTGTGTAAAATAGCACCGCCGTAGTTAAAATCGGGATCTCCTTCGCCTTTGTTATAGCGTTCCGAATACTTTGCAGCCAAACCATCATAATGATATTTGATAGTGGCTTCGCTCATAACAGGCTCTAGTTCAGTTTTATCAAACTTTAACTTTTCCTGATACAATTCTCTTTTGTCTGTGTTTTCTGTTAAACTTTTAATAAAATGTAGCATGGTCTAATATTTACCGTATAAATAATCCACAAGGAGATTTAACCATGGAAATCGTACTTTTAGCAATCGCCGTAGCAGTTATCGGTGCTTTCATTTATTACAATCGCAGTTCCAAAGGATTGGATGTAAACAATGACGGCAAAGTAGACTCTGCCGATGTTAAGGCTGCTGTCCAAAATGTTGTCTGCGGTGCTAAAGAAACTGCAGATGTTAACAAGGACGGTAAGGTTGATGCTGCCGACGTAAAGGTCGTTACAGAAAAGGTTAAAACAGTTGCCAAAAAAACAACTGCTAAAGCCAAAGAAACTGTTAAGAAAGTAGCACCAACTCGCGGTCGCAAGCCACAGGCAAAGTAATACCTTTGGCTTCTTCGTATAGTGCGAATGACGCTAGATTCTTAGCCTTGCTTTCGCACATCATATCGAAGTTATCCCTAAAACTCAGTGCCCATTGATTCACTGCTGTGTTCCAGTAGAAGTTTGAATGCGCTCTGAGTTTTGCTTTTTTGTGTCCGGATTCTAGTAGCGTCCGAAGATCGGGACGGATGTGTCTGGGATGATCATTAAGATGCTCTTCCCGTGATACACTATAATGTATGACAGGACGCTGACCACGCCAACTATCAATAACCCTTTTAACACGGTCGTCAGATGGTTCAATATATTCTCCAGTTTTAATCCAATGATGATGAATGTCTAAGACCAAAGCACAATGGTCAACTAGTTCGAGGCTGTGTTCAATACCCCAGGTCATTTCATCGTTTTCGATTGTAAGGGTATTACGAGCCTCGGGTGTCATACGACTTAGTGCGTTAACGATGCCCTGCGGGCCTTGTCGACCTGCAATATGAACGTTGATCTTAAAGTCCTGAAACGTTTGACCATAGCCCATCCATCGAGCCATATCAACGTGATATTCAAATTCTTCGATAGATCGATTTACAATATCTGGATTATCAGATGCCAACACGCAAAACTGGCCAGGATGAAAAGACAACCGAACGCCACGCGACCTAGCCACATCTCCGATCTGCTTAAATCCTCTTTCACAATATGCTCTAACATCGGGAAGCCGCCAAAACCAGCCCCAAGTTGGCTCAGTGTAGACAGGTAGTATATCACTACTGAGTCGTACCATTCTAAGATCTTCATCTAGTTCTCCTACTCGTTCGACCAATAGTCGACACGATTCTATATTTTGTTCCATCAACAACCATAGTCGATCGCAGGCAGCATCTTTGGTTTGTCTATTTAACCAAGCCACAGTTGTAGCACCTGTATTATATTTCTTACAGTCGTCTTTGGGTTTAATGCCGTCTACTTGATCAGGACGGTCGATCCATTTGCAGGCAAAGCCAATTCGTTTAGTCATTAGATAATCCTGAAATAAGAAGTTCTCGTTCAGTCATATACGCTACGGGTTTGATCCAGCCACGATCAAGACATTCTGTTAAAATCAATTTATATTCGTAGGGAATACGTTGATTGATTTCAAATCCTGCTCGCGGTGCTTGAACAAACTTATCAACAATATGAAACCTAGGATCATCTTGTTTGATTGTACGAATTTGACTTTGGTGTGTAGTAAATGTCATACTGTAAGTATAACATCTTTATCGCCAGTTGTCAAGCACATATGGATCCTGAACTTCATGAGGATTTGGATCTCCGTGAAATACACAAATTGAGCAGTCTCTAGGTATAGACACATTTCTTGTAGTTTTGAATACTCGTTTATTTCCGCTGTACAGAATTTCACTGCGATCCCGAATTTCCCATTTATAACTTTGTATCCATCTGTCGGACCAAAATGTAATACGAGATTTGGCCACATGCCAGATCCAATCTTGATCACCGTGCATTCTTTGTGCCTTTTTTGGATCAGTTTTGAAAACGGTGTAGATATCTGGATGAAGCCCTGCAGGCCAACTCATGACAGAACTGTTTAGTATATTCCAAGTGGGATTAAATTTACGATTGAAATCTCTAATACCCATAAACTGATTACCTTGATTGGCAACTAGTTTGTTTATGTTTGCGTGTATAATAACATCTAGATCCATATATAGAACTCTGCCTTTGAGTCCAAGGCTTGGATCAAACATATGCACCTTATGCCACCATCCTTTAGGATAGCCTTCGTTGGGCCTTACTATTGAAGTCACGCCTTCTATTGGGGTTTGATCGTCAGTGAGACAGCAGAATTCATAAGGCACCGTGAGATGTCTTGCAACCATGTTACGTAATTTTTCTACGTATTCAGGTCCGTACTTTGTACCGAACCGCACACAGAGAACAGTAATATGTTCCTTAATGTCTGTGATGATGGGATCGGGTTCAATAGATGGAACAACGAACTCCTTAGGAAGTTCGCCAGTTCTTTTGAAATGTCTCCACTGCTCCTTGCTTAATGTTTCTTTAAGGAGCCCCCTGTCATAATTCATTTATAATTTAACTATTCTATCTATATCTACGAGTTTTTCTAAGACCTCTTTGAGATCTTTGAGTTTGATCATATTGGGTCCGTCGCTGGGAGCAGAATCAGGATCTTCGTGTACTTCCATAAACACACCAGCAATACATCCTGTGGCTACAGCCGCCCTCGCCAAGTATGGGACCATAGTTCGATCACCGCCGGATCGTTCTCCCATGCCTCCAGGCTGCTGAACAGAATGTGTGGCATCAAAGACCACTGGATACCCGGTGCTTGCCATAATAGGTAGGCTACGCATATCAACAACAAGATTATTATATCCATGAGTATATCCCCTTTCGCATAACATAATACGATGATTGCCAGTTGAGGCAATCTTTTCTGCAACGTTCTTCATATCGTGTGGTGCAAGAAATTGTCCTTTTTTGACATTAATTGCACAATTAGTTTTGCCTGCAGCCAATAATAAATCAGTTTGCCTACATAGGAATGCCGGTATCTGTAGTACATCTATGCCTGCATCTGCTGATAATTCTGCTTGATAACTTTCGTGTATGTCTGTAAGCACAGGAATACCAAATTCGTGTTTAATAGAATTGAGTATCTTTAAACCCTCGTCTATACCTATACCTCTTTTGGTATTAATACTAGATCGATTGGCTTTGTCAAAACTGCTTTTGTAGATGAGATCAATATCTAACTCATCGCAGACTTCTTTGATACAACCTGCAGTTTGTTCTGCATGATCTTGACTTTCTATTTGGCAAGGCCCAGCAATGAGAAAAATTTTATTCTCATTACCGGCAACTATTTTGTTGATTGAAAATGTACGCATAAAATATTTACCAGTGTCTAATGACGTTGGCAATAATAAACAGACAGGTAATCACATGAATGATTACCCAGAATGTTTTTAAGAATAATGATATACGTGCTTCTCGTAAAGTGAGAATAGGAACATCTGGACGATCTTCGTCTGTCTGTCCCATTAGGTGCCCAGTTGCCCGAGCCCATATACGTTCAAAACTATTCATCCTTCGTATATTGCAGAATTACCTGCGTGTTCGAATACTTCAGCAGATTTTAGTTTAACGCCTGC